AAAGGAACGGATGGATTTTGGGGATCAATCGGCGATTTTCTTGGCAAGGGATTCAACTGGATCAAGAAAGGAACCTCCTCTGCGGCTGATTATCTGCTTGATAAAGCAGGCGTCGGATCTGTTGGTGATCTTGGCGATTTGACTCATTTCACCAAGAAGACGGCCGTTCCGGCTGTAAAAAAAATGTTGGGTTCTGCAATCTCTAAAATTGCGCATTCATCTGGTGCGGCTGCTATGGGTGATATCAAAGGCGTCAATCTTCCTGGTAGTGCAAAGGCATGGATCGCGAAAGGCATGAAAATTGCAGGCGTTTCAGGAGCGAATTGGGTGAAAGGCTTGGCCGTCATTGCTCAGCATGAATCTGGTGGGAATCAGTCAGCTGTAAACCGAACAGACAGCAATGCTAAGGCCGGGCACCCGTCAGCGGGCCTGATGCAGATGATCCAGTCAACTTTTATGGCTCACGCCGTCAAAGGACATACGACATGGATGAATCCGATTGACCAGGTAGCATCCGCGGTTGGCTATATCAAATCCCGATATGGCGGCATCAATGGCGTTCCCGGTATCGCTTCAATGGCTAAGGGCGGAAAGTACGTCGGATACGCAAAAGGAACGAAAGGCGCTGGCGCGTGGGCTGCAAAGTTATTCGGTGGAAGCAAGAAAAAAGATGATAGTCAGGATAAACCTTCTAACCTAGCAATCAGCCGGAACCAAGCGACGTCTATCAATCCAACTTTTAACATCACGATTAACGTGAATGGCAACGATAAGGGCATGAGTGAAAATAAGATTGCTAGACTTGTGCAGGAGAAGATCGAAGCGATATTCGGCGACCTCCGGCAGACAGCAGATACGGGGTGGGAATATTGACCAAGAAGATGACGCTCGCCGGACATCAAATCTATGTTACGAGCGAGCAATACACCAACTCAGTTAATGTAACCGCATATCCTACAGAAAAGGGCTTACCGATCACGGATAACGTCCAACGGCAACCGAAGACTTGGTCTCTGACTGCAAACATCATGAGCCTGTCTGGAAACAAGACTGACACAGCTGCTCGGAAAGTTTATAAGGCACTTGAAACCAAGCAGAATAACGGGGCTTTAGTCAATTATACAGGTCGGACGAAGGCATCAAGCGTTGTTATCGTGCAGATGGATCAGACAAATGATGGCACGATCATGAATGGCATTACGGTCACGATTAGTCTGCAGGAAATTCGGATTGCCAAGGATCCAACGGTTAAGAAAAAGACGACTAAGAAGTCATCCGGTAAGAAGAGTAAGTCAAACACGAAGAAAACATCGGTTAAGACACACAAAATCATCAAGGGTGATACTTATTGGGACTTGGCACGCCGTTATGGCACTACTGTCAAAAAGCTTGAGAGTCTCAATCCTTGGCCAGCAAGAAAGTTACCGATCGGCAAGGAGATGAAAATAGCATGAGAGACTATATCCCGATCGATCCTGATGAAGTACCAGCAACCTTCGACATTGATCTCGAAGGTGATTCTTATACGATGAGTATCAACTATAATAAGACTGGCGATTTTTATACCGTCGATCTATGGGATGGCAGCGGCGATGTGATTATCCTTGGCGAAAAGATGATCATTGGTGTTCCGCTCTTTTCTCAACTGGTTGATTCTCGTGTACCGGTCACAAGTCTCGTTCCGATGGATGAAGCCGGAATTGAAACGAGAGTCTCTGCTTCCAACTTCGGAAGGACGGTATTTCTCTATATCGACGACGTTGGCCCGGATGAAACGCCAGATGATGAGGGTGACATTGGCAACGATAATATGAATGGCGGTGATGACAATGGCGACAGCTAAGCTATATGGCCGGATCATTCATGTGACCGTTCACGTATCCGGCGGTCCGATCACCTTTAAAAATTCGGAATTGGAGATTCGCTTTGAAGTCGATTTTGACGATGATGCCAAGCCGAATTCCAATTTTGCTCAGATTTATAACCTGACGCACGACACCATCAGCCGATTTGCGAAGGGGCAGACCATCAGCATATCAGCTGGATATAAAAGCGATTATGGGCTGCTCTCATCTGGTAAAATCACGAGTATCACGACGAAGTACGATGGTGTGGATAAAATAACAACCCTCAAGTTTAAAGAGGGCGTCGATTATAGCGGCACCAAAGTAACGGCGGCCGTCGCCGATGCTGCCAAAAAGTATTATGTCAAAAAGCGGTACAAGCTTAAGAAACCAGTTTCTACTGCGCATGTTACTAAATATAAGCGCAAGGTAAAAGTCACAAAACGGGTAAATGGTAAGAAAGTGACGACTTATGAGTATCGGACTTACACTCGGTACACGACTTCGACCACGAAATATAAAACGGTTAAGGTAGCCAAGTGGAGGAAGCAGACGATGGTCATTACCTTTAAAAAGGGCATACATGCCAGGCAAATTATCTCGAAGCTGACAAGCATTCTCGGCATTCATCTTGCTGAGTTGAATTTGCCGCGGGATAAAGTCTATACGAGTGGCTACCGCGTAACCGGTAAGATAGAAGATGATCTTGAAAAGGTTGTGGCTGATTGCGATGCAGCTATGTATTGGCGACGCGGCAAGATGGTCATCCGGTCGATAGAAACTGGCAATGATGAGCGCTTTGAGTTGTCTGAAGACACCGGATTGATTAATCCTCCGGAGCAGCTGGATGATGACGACATTAAAGGATGGTCGGTGGATTGTCTGCTTCAACATCGGATCACAACGGCATCAATAATTACCTTGAAGTCGTCGACGGCTAATGGGATCTACAGAGTCCGCGATGGCAAGCATTACTGCGACGGTGACGATTTCTTCACAGAATTTGAATGTGTATCGAGTGGTGAGTGAAAATGACTCAAAGACATACTAGCAAATTTTTCAACGGAGAATATTCAGAATCGCTTTTAATTGGCCTGAATACGTTGGCGCCTGGACAGGTCCTGAGCTATGATGCTGGGAATCACAGAGCCAATATTCAGCCGCTGTTTATGCAGAAAAGCAAAGAAGGATCGCTTTACAAGCAGTCAGTTATCGAGGGGGCACCAGTCCTGAAACATGTCGAATCAGACATTTCAGAGGGGTGCTTAGTTTTTTATGTTTGCGCCCAGCGATCGCTCGAAAATCTTAACGGTACTCAGCTAATTGATCCAGACTCGCACAAGTTTTTCGATGGGAAGGATGCCGTGATCGTGGGGGTGTTTGATGGATGAGGGGATTGAAACTTGTGGACGGTGACCTGATTTTTGACTCAAATAGAGAACTATCGATGATTGAAGGATTGGACGAAATCGCCCAGTCCCTTTTTATTATCGTCCAAACACGACTAGGCGAATTTTACCTAGATGAGACAGTCGGAACTGATCACAGTGCGCTCCTTGCCAAACAGTTTGACGAGGATGCGGCACACGATGCGATTGTCGAGGCATTGATGGAAGATAACCGGGTGGAGGAAGTCACGGATATACAATTTACTCAGACCGGGCGGACGTTGGGTGTCAGCTTCTCAGTGCAGACGACAACAGGCGATCCGGTCACTGTGAATAATGTCTCAATAGACGGGGGTGATGATAGTGCTTGATGAAAACGGTTTTGTGAAAAAAGAATACGCCGATATCCTCGATGATATGACGGCGAAAGCACAGCAGTTATTTGGGGCTGACATCAATACATCGGCTAGCACGCCGCTAGGCATCATTATGCGGATATTCGCCTGGTTTCTATCGATCTGTTGGGATACTGCCGAACTTGTTTATAATAGTGGATTCGTTAATAAGGCCGAGGGCGTGCAGTTGGACAACCTCGGGAGCAATTCGGGCTTGCAGCGCAACCCGGCCGCTCATTCGTATGTTGAGCTCTCATTTACTGGGGTTCCGGGGACAGTCATCGAGACAGAAACGGAGTTTTCCACAGCAGACGATGCGCACTTTCTCCTAATTGAGGATGTGACGCTCGATGCGAATGGAAACGGGTATGGTCAAGCAACTTCGGAGGATATGGGCGCTTATACGAATGTCGGGGCCGGAACAATTATTGAACAAGTGGCTCCGGATGACAGCATTACAAGTGTCACTAATCCGGAAGCAGCATCGGGCGGTGCCGACCAGGAGGATGACTTCTCCTTCCGAAACCGAATGATTGCGGCGAGTGAAGGTAGCGGAACTGCGACACAAAATGCGATTATCAGCGCTTTACTCACAGTTAGCGGTGTCCGATCGGCGGCAATCGTCACTAACCGTACGATGCAGACGGACAGTGCTGGCAATCCTCCGAAAAGTGTCCATACCTACGTGCTTGGCGGCACAGCGGAAGAAGTGGCACAGGCATTGTTTAACAGCGTCAGCGCAGGAACAGAGACGGTCGGCTCACAGCAAGTATCTATTGCTGATTTATCTGGAAATACGCACACAATTAGTTTCGACTTCGCGGCTGAGGTTCAAGTCTATGTCAAAGCGGTGCTCACCACGAATTCCGCCTTTCCGGCCGATGGCGTGCAACAAGTACAGAATTACATCGCTCAGTATATCGGCGGTGTGGACAATGACGGAGTTGATAATATCGGTTTAGGAATGAATCAAGATGTGCGATTGTCACGCTTGTTCGGCGCAGTTTACATGGTGGACGGCATTGACGACGTGGCGATTACGATCGGGAAAACTCCAGCAAGCCTGAGCGAGAACAATATTGCTATTGGTCCGCAACAAGTTGCACAGACGGCCGTCGGGCAGATCGAAGTGGATGTCAATGCTTAAAAGCTTCCTTAGCGTGTTGTTTGACGTATTTAGTAAACTATCAACGTCGAACATCGGCAAACTGTTTTCAATAGTCAGCGACGAAAGCGATGATCTGCATACCACGCTTAATACTATCCAGGATTGGCGAGCGATTGATAACGCGGCCGGAACTACACTAGACGATATCGGCGACGACATCAATCAGCCTCGAGGCCGTGCAACAGATGAAATTTACCGGATCATGCTAAAAGCAAAGTTGGTTCGCGGAGATTCCGACGGAACCTATAACAAGATTATTGATTCCCTGGCAAAGACGATTAATTGCCCGCCGTCTGATATCACCGTCATGTCGAGTGTGGAGCAGGGCGAAGGCGAACCGATGGCGATCGTCGTCGATAAGGCTCCCCTGGGCGAACTCAACCGAGTGGGTATGAGTGGAACACAGTTTGCACAAATTGTTCAACAGGTCGTGGCTGCGGATGTAGCGGTCAGCCGAACGGTTGTGCAAGGTTCTTTTTCATTCGCGAGCGGAAGCACGCTTGAAAATGATGCAGCTGTAGGTTTTGCAAATACTGACCAGACCACTGGTGGAACGCTTGGTGGCGTATTCGTTCCGGAAGATGATTATGAGTTACCGATTTAAGGAGAGTGAGAGAATTGTCATTTAACAAGAAGCTACCTGAATGGAATAATCCTGGAACTGAGCCACCGCAGAGTACAAAAGACAGTGGATGGACAGCAGGAGCAAAGCCTCCGGCGGACTGGTTCAACTGGTTCTTTTACTTAGTTTATCAAGCGCTGCAGGAGCTACAGCAGAACGGCTACACGCAGGCTGAGATTACACAGGCGATCACTGCTGCTGTATCGATGGCCACAGCGACCGCGCAGAACAACCTGGTTGCGCATACGAGCCGGACGGATAATCCACACAACACAACGAAAGCGCAAGTAGGTCTAGGAAACGCAGACAATACAAAGGACATGGACAAGCCGGTGAGCACGGCGCAAGCAGCAGCGATCGCGGATCATACCAATAATAAAAATAATCCTCACAATGTCACAAAGGATCAAGTCGGACTTGGAAATGTGGACAACACAAAAGACGCGGATAAGCCTGTAAGTACACTACAACAAACTGCGCTGAATTTAAAAGCGGATAAAACAATCGCTCAATTATTTAAACTGACAGATGATAACGGATACGGAATACGACCTTCTGACTTAAATACTATAACAGGAACAAAAGTATTTGAAGCTACTAATACTACAGTAAATACCCCTGAAACTGGACAT